ATTTATAGTTGCAGTAGAACCTGTTGAAACACGACCTGTTAAATGTATACGTGTAGATAATACAAACCACCAATTCCTAGCTGGACACTCCTTAATCCCCACACACAACACCTTTATGGTAGTTGACCAAATGAAGGCTAGAGCCTCTATTCCGAACTCCAACATTGCCTATATTGCACCTACCTACCAGCAGGCACGTGACATCTGTTGGGCACAGTTGAAAAAGGAGTGTGAGCAGTCTGCTATGACCATAAATGAGTCCAGATTGGAGATTATTCTGGTAAATGGGTCAAAGATTGTCCTTCGTGGTTGGGAAAACATTGATACCCTTCGTGGACAGCAGTTTGACCTTATCGTTATTGACGAAATCGCCTCAATGCGTAACTTCTGGGAGAATTGGCATGAAATCATACGTCCTACCCTTACTGACACCAAGGGAGAAGGTATCTTTATCTCCACACCAAAAGGGTTTAACCACTTTTATGACCTCTTTAACATGGAAAGTAAGGATAAAGACTATAAATCCTTCCATTTTAGTACCTATGACAACCCCCATATTGATAATGATGAGGTAGATAAGGCGAAAGAGGAACTTACCGAGGACCGTTTTGCACAAGAGTACCTTGCTGACTTCCGAAAAACAGAAGGATTGGTATATAAAGAGTTTAAACGAGCAGAACACCTCATTTCTGGGGATATTGCAAAGTGGCTTGAAGGAAAAGGGCAGACTGTGGCAAGAAAATACTGTGGAGTTGACTTCGGGTTTGTCCACCCTGCTGCAGTTCTCAATGTTAAAGAGACCTCAGATGGTATCTTCTATGTAGAATCTGAATGGTACAAATCAGGGAAAACAGATGCTGAGATTGCAGAATATGCTTATGGTATAAAGGCACATGCAACCTACCCTGACCCTGCAAACCCTGGAGGTATTGAAGAATTAAAGAAGGCAGGCTGTAATGTCCGTGAGGTTATTAAAGGACCTAATTCTATAAAGAACGGAATCAATGTTGTCCGTGAACTTCTAAAGGCCAACCGTCTTTTTGTCCATGAGAGTTGTGAGTCTCTTGTCTTTGAGTTTGAGACATACTCCTACGGTGACAAGGGAAGTAAGATGAAAGTGGATGAGAACCCTGTTAAGGAGAATGATGATGCACTTGATGCACTCCGCTATGTCCTTATGATGGTAGATGGAAAGAAAGGACATAATAAAGCAGTTGTCCGTAAGCCTCGCTTTACTGGCTTTAATAAACGTGTCTAATATTGTCTTTTATGGAAGTGTGGTACTATAAAATGAAATATCAGGTGATGGATATACTAAAATAAATATGATAGGAGATATTTCAAAAGGAACAACACCTGTATCCCATTACCAGCCCTCAAAGGAGGTTGCTGATTTTACGACTGCTGATAGAAAAGACCTACAGACTGGTCAAGATATAATGAGCCGTAATTGGGTAGAACTAAACAACCGTTCCATTATTGAGGACCAAGATAGAGGAAAACGAACCTTTAATGCCTTCGTGGATGAATCCATTGAAGACCCTGCTACCGCATGGCAATGGCGTGGTACTAGGAGTAAGGCACGAAACCAAGCTATCGCTCTGCATGCGCAATTAACTTCTGGGTATATTGTGCCTATGTACATGGCACAGAATGATGATGATGAGGAGGATATGGACTTCTCTGAAATGATGCGAGATACCGTTGAGTGGATGATTAATAACTCGCAGTATAAGTCTTCTTTCCTACAGGCAGCTATGGGTATGTTGGTGAACCCTGTGACCTATATGGGAGCTGAGTTTGCTCAAGTATTCCAAACTATTAAAGAAAAACAAGATGATGGACGGTATATCATGTCCGAGGTTATTGATGAGGTCCTTTCAGGCTTTCAAGCACCTGTATATAATGCGACAGACATTATCATTTCAAATGCCTACGAACAGAACATCCAGAAACACCGAAAAATTTTCAAGAAACGATTTATTGAATATTCTGAAGCAGAGGCTAAGTATGGCCGACACGAAAACTGGCACTATGTAAAACCAGGAACAAATGCTGTATTTTCTGATAGTGATGGTGCATTTTATGATATTTATGACCAAGACCATCCTTCAATGGTAGAGGAAATCATTTCCCTTAGTCGTAGAAATGACTCTGAGGTTGCGTATGTAGGAGGTATCTATACGGGGAGCATGGAATCTGTTGACTGGAACCCAGTACGACACCGAGATAATAAAAATGCTCCAAAATACAACGTAGTTCCTTTTGGATACCAACGAGTAAACGAACACTTCTACTTCTACAAATCTTTGATGAACACTCAATACTGGGATAACCAGCTTCTTGATGCTCAGTACCAGATTGGTATGAACCGAGCATTTCTTGATGCAAACATGCCAGTAGCTATTAGTGGTGCTGACCAAGTAGACTCAGATGTAATATTCCCATCTGCGGTAGTCTCATTTGAAGACCCAAATACAAAAGTTGTACCACTACTTCCACAAGCAAACCTTGGTGGTATCTTCTCTGCAATGGCGAAGACAGAAGAATCTATGAATGAGTCTGGAGTATCTCAAACTACTTCAGGACAGCTTCCACAAGCCTCACAAAAAGCAACTTCTGTTTCTATTGCAAATAAGAATGCTGAGGTAATGCTTCAGGGGGTAGGAAAGACTCTTGCAGAATCAGTGGTGCAGTATGGTGACCTAATGAAGGATATTGCTATTAACCACCTTGTCGTACCTCAAGTAGATGAGATTCTTGGTGAAAATGCTCGTTTGAAGTACAAGACACTGACACTCAACAACAAAGTAGTAAATGGCCGTGAAGTTTCAAAGGTAATCCGTTTTGATGAGAGTCTTCTTGGTAGAGAAATGACTGAGAAACAAAAGAAACGACAGTCAATGGACTTGCTTCAGGAATCTGGATACCCGAACTTAAAGAAGCATATTTATCGGGTGAATCCAGAATTATTCTCACGATTCAAATATTTGACTCGTGTAGACCCTGAAAAGATGTTCCCTGAGAATGAGGAATACAAGCAAGCTATCATGTCACAAATTTATGGACAGATGGCAGACAATCCATTTATTTCTCTTGAAGAACTCACACGTAAGACGTTGTACGCTACATTCCGTTCTGAAACTGAAGAACTGATGAAGAAAGAAGAAGAACAAGTTGCACCTGCCGCACCAGTAGAGGCAGGACAGACGCAGTTCGGACAGCAAGCTCAGAATACGGCTACAGCAACGGCTACACCTATGGTTGGTTAGGTGTGTGATATTATAAGAGTATATAAATAATCAAAAACTATGGACAAGATAACAAAAGTTGGAAAATACAGTTTGATGAATCCCGAAAAAGTAAATCGGGCATTAGAAGGTACTCCAAATGACCGAGGTGAACTCAATGGTGGGGTAGCAGATGCAGAAGGAAAGTATGACGATGTAGCTCTCCTTGCTGAATATGACCGAATTGGTGGTCTTATCAAGAAAGGGGAAGACAAAGTTATTACAGGTTCTTTCTATGACTTCAAAGCACGTAAGCCAAAAGCAAAGGCTGAAGTAAAATTCATCTACCGAGTAAACGGTAAGTTTGTTGAAGTTAAAGAAGATGAAGAAGCTCCAGGTGAAGTTAAGGCTCTTAAGCAAATGGCACAAGAAGCAAAAGCGGAAAAAAAAGCTAAAGCAAAATAAGTATGATTAAAAAACGAACACCTAGAGTTAGATTACGAAAACAACTTGCTATGGGCAAGAAGATTGACGTACAAGGTGCTATCGACAAAGCGGTGACTGCAAGCAGGTTTAAAGGAAAGCCTGTGAACGCATTTGAAGCTGAAAAGCGGAAAAATGCACCGAATCAGACAATGATGCCAAAGAAACGAAAACGAACTAAAGGACCAAGGTCAAAATACTAAACAAATAAATCATGGGAAAATCAGAAGGTGAAATTTATCAGGAGGTAGCAAAAAAGTTTACGATTGAAGGAATCATAAACCTACCAACTGAAAAAGATATTCTGAGTATCACTCGTTCTAATAATCCAACAGAAGGTGATGTCTGGAAACATAAAGGACAAGTAATTCCAGAGACTCAGGTGAAAGTCTTACAAGAACAAGCACAAACATTTCTTAATTCAAATCTATGGAAGGTTCTGGAAGCAGAACTCTTATGGCAAGCACAAGAAAGAGGTCTTGTGAAAGCACAAACAACCGTAGATATGATTACAGGGAAGTCACTTATTTACATGACCGATGTAATTAACACTAAACTGAAAGCAATGGCACACAAACGGTGAGAATAGGTGAAAAGGTGAGGGAGGTTTGACTAGGGTCGGGGTTGTATCACCGCTTCCCTTACCCTAATCAAATCGCTCTCAGCGATTCAACCACAAGAAGGTGGATGCTCACAGTATATTAGCTATAACTGATGGCCTGACGGGGCCTAACAAAAATTACGATGGAAAAAAACCTACCAAATGCAGAGGCGGAAGTAACACCAGAGGTAACTCCAGAAGCGGAAGAACCAAAGGAAGAAGTTACTCCAGAAGTTGATTCTTCAAAAGAAGCTGATTTATCAGAACTCTTAGAGAAGGAGAAAGGTCGTGGAAAACCAGACCCTGAAAAGGCTAAAGAGCGTTTTGCTAAAAAGCATAATGCTGGTGACGATGCAGATGATGCAGATGATGGTGACGATGAAGATAGGCCAATGTCGAGGCGTGAAGCCCGCGAGTTTCTTGCACAACAAGGTCAACAGACCTTAGTGGAAGCAAACACAGAACGCATTATTGACTACTCAGAATCTGTCGCAGAATCAGCAACAGAAGCAGAACTCATCCGAGAAATTCACAAAAACCGTGTATTTCCTGCTGGAATGTCCTTACGTGAACAAATTGACGAAAGCTCTGCTATCGTAAATTATAAACGTGCTCAGGCAAAGGCAGCAGAACTTGCTCGAACGGTTAAAGGTGCAGGTGCAGCTTCTACAGATGCTGCAACTACCCAACGTGACCCACAAGCAGGTGGTGGTCCGAAAGTTAGTAGTGACCTAGTTGCTTCTATGCAACGAAGTGGATTCACTCTAAACAATAAGACACAACGCTACGAAAAAACACTTCCTAATGGAAAGATTCTTGTAAAAGAACCTGAGAAAGCTCCATATCTAGTGAACTAAATCAGTTTGAAAACTTACTAAACCGAATACTCCCTCTATATGGGTGTGGGTATTCTTCGTAATAAAAAAATAATATGGCACGAGGAGATTTACGAGTTATTGGTCCACAAGCATCATTCAAGCGATACATGGCAGCAAGCCAGACCGCAGTTGTTGCAGGAGAACCATTACACTCAACAGCAGTTCGTACTTCAGGTGCGGCTAACTCAAACGTATACGTACTTGCAGCAGCAGATACTCCAACAGTAGGTACTCACCAATTTGGTGGTGTAGCAATGAAGGATTCAGAAAATGTTGCAGCAGGAACTACAAAAGCACAGTTCATCACTACTGCTAATCCAACTCCTGAAATCGGACGAATCCGAGGAAAGGCAGAAACAGCAGCAAACATTGATACTCTAGCTGAATTAGTAGCTATCCTTAACGATTCAGTCCTAATCGACTATAACGCAACAGGAGCAGCAGACGGAGGACAGCTATACACAATCCAGGACACAGCAGCAGCAGATGCAGCAGGTCTACAGATTATGGGAGGTAACATTGCTCTAGGTGAACTAGAGGTAACAGTTTCTTCACTAGCATACCGAACTGACACAGCGTAATAGAACATCTCACCTTACTCACTAACATTAAAATTATATGAACCCAACTGGAGGACACTCATACGGTCTCTCTCCTGATGCATAAATTGATGTGCATGTAAAACCCTCTCTGATTAATGGGGAAACTCCAGCGATGGACAACCCTCAGCAAGTTTAAAGACAGCTGCAACGACTGAGTGAAAGGGCACTAGAAATAGTGAAGCGACAGTCTGGTCTACCGCAATAATCTAACAAAGAAACGGTAGAGAATGGCAGAAATGACCATTCCACAGTACATTGAAAACTTGAACGACACATAGCTACAGGGTATAATCCATACATGGATATAACTTGTAAGCAATGTGGAAAAAACTTTAATGGACATAAGAATAGAATTGTATGTTCTCCTTCTTGTAGAGCTTATTATGTAGGTTTTGCAGGTAGGAAACATGAAGACCCAAAAAAACTAAGAAGGTCTGAAGCATGGCAGCATGCAGATTCAATTCTCGAAAAATACCAAAACGGTTCAACAATCCAGTGGTTAGTACGAGAGTATAAAGCTGATAAAAAAACCATACGGTTAATCCTTAAAGAAAAAGGCATAACACAATTTCGAGGTAGAGCAGGTATCCCTGCATGGAATAAAGGTAAAGAAATACCTTCCATTCAAGGGAAAAATAGTCCTCACTGGAAAGGTGGAGTAACTCCACTAAACATGAAAGTGAGAAGGTGTGCTCAATATAGAAATTGGAGAACAGAAGTCTTCGAAAGAGACAACTGGACATGCCAAATGTGTGGGAAACGAGGGGGGAACCTCGAAGCTGACCATTATCCAATACCTTTTGCAGAAATAATGATAACTTTAAAGTCATTTAGGGAAGCAAAAGATTCGGAAAAGTTGTGGAGTATAAGCAATGCTAGAACATTATGTGTTCCTTGCCATAACACAACTAAAAAAAGTTCAAGTAACTGTAGTAACAATAAGGTCAAACGGAGATTGATGCAGTAGCGTGGGAAAAGTACCAGCGTACAATGCAACCTGGTTACCTTTCTGCACAAGACGATTTCTTCTTTAATCAAATGTCTACAGACCTTCTCGCATATACATGGGACGAAGATTCAAACGTAGGAGCATTTGAAGAAACAGGAGAACAAGAAACTATTGAAAACTCAGATACTTTCCTTGGAAACACTACAACTAAGAAGCAGCAAAAGTGGACCAAGCAAGTACCAGTATCAATGGAGGCTTTCAAAGCTGACCTACACGGTAAGCGAGCACGAATCGGTGAACAAATGGGTGACCGAGCACGACTTACGCAAGACAAGGCTACTATCTTGAACACTTACGGAGATGCTTTTGCTGGAACAGCAAACACAACTCCAGACGGTCAAGCAGCAGCTTCAAACTCTCACTCAACTCTAAAAGGATTTACTGTAGATAACTTGGAAACAGGTGCTCTAAACGCAGACAACCTTTGGACAGTAGTACAGAGTCTTGCAAACCAGAAGGCACAAGATGGTGAAGCAGGTTCTTATGTATTTGAAGGTATCTTGGTACCATTCATCCTATACAAGACAGCTAAGGAGGTAATGGATTCAACTCTAGTACCATTCTCAGCAGAGAACCAAATCAACTTCTTTGACACTGTATACGGAACAGTTCGTATCGCAGGTTCAATCTTCCTAGGTTCTACATACAACACCAACACTAATGCAAACACTTCTTACCACTGTGTATCATCACAGCACATGGTAAACCGTGAAGTATTCATGGGGTTGTCTACAGACCTAATTGACCCTACTAAGACAGCTAACGACTCATGGATGTACCGAGCACGATTCCTCGAAGCTCACTTCTGGGAGACTTTCTCTGGATACGTAGGTTCAAGCGGAACTGCTTAATTAATCATCTAATCAATCAGATATGTTCGATTTTAAACAAATCATCACATCACTAATCGTTGCTCTTGTAGTAGTGATTGGTGCAGGACTGATTGGTGATAATCAATCAGTTGGAGGTGGAACACGCTTCCCAAGTGGGTTAAGTGCAGACGGCACTCTACCTTCTACTGGAGAAGTTCGTGGAACCTCTATGACCACATACAATCCAACAGCAACCTCATCTACATATGTCCACAGTGGGGCATCTAGTGTGGGAGGGCAGTTGATTGTTGAGGACACTGACGGAGCAGGATGTTCTGCTATTACAGCTCTTAATGGAGCAGTAGTAGTGGGAACAGTTACCTGTCCATAGTTACTCTACCCAGCTCTCAGTGGAGTGAGAGTTGGGATAGGGTTGCTACCCTTACTAATCTAAATAAAATTTATGTCACAAATAAGAGATGATTATAAAAAAACTTATATTGCAGGTGCAGCAACAACACAAGTTTTTTCAGGAGCAGGGAGACTCCACTCAATAGTTGTGGGGACATCTGTTGCAGCAACAATATCAATTATTGATAATACAACAGGAACTACAGTAAATCTTGGTCTTATCGGAGCAAGTCCAGGAGCAGGAACATTTGTTTTTAATTGTAGTGTTACTACAGGACTACGAATTATCACAGCAGGAGCAAGTACAATCACCGTTATTTACAGTACTAACGCCTAATAAATTATGTACACTATTAGTGAAGTAGAAAACAACCTTATAGGGCTACTCCATAGTGGTAGTCTTAATAAGGTACGTAATGTGAACCAGCTATACGAAAGAGCTGCAAACAATATGCTTTCTAAGATTAAACCCTTGGAAACTATGCGGTTGGCTACTCTTGCTAGTACAGTTCACGATGCACAATTTAACTATGCTCTACCAACAGATTATCGCTCTCTTATTGGGATTTATCCTCAAGCTGGGCGTACCACTTCTGATAAAGCACAGAGAATCCTCGCAGACCAATTTGACCGAGCAAAATCAGTAGATGATAGAAAAATCTCTATTGAAGGACAGAATGGTTCTAAAATTGTCCGTATTGATTGGCAAGTAAAGACACCAAAGACTCTAAACACACTTAACTCCCTTGCAGGGAATGGTACATGGAGTGCAGAAGCAACAGCATCTAATGTTGCACTTGATACTGTCTATAAATACTCAGGAGCAGGTTCAATTAAGTTTGATGTAGCTGCTACAGATGATGGTATCAAAAATACAGATATGGGTGCTGTAGACCTTACCAGTGAGGATGAAGTAGCAGATGTATATGTACCTTTCTTCATAAAGGATGCAACAGACCTCGCAAATGTCACCTCAGTAGAAGTGACTTGGGGTAACGACCTAACAACAAATTATTGGACAGGGGTAGCACAAACAGCACAGGCAGATGGGACAGCTTTCAGAGTAGGATGGAACTTGATTAAAGTGCCTTGGAATACGGCAACAGAAACAGGAACTGTAGACCCTACTCTAGTAGACTCAGCAAAAGTTACCTTCACTATTGGTGGGGCTATTACTCAGCTACGAGTAGATAACATTGTATTTTCTATCGGATATCCATTCGATATTAAGTACTACGGTAAGTATCTATTCCAGACAGCAGCAGGAGTTTGGATTTCACAGCCAACAGCATCTACAGATGTAGTTGTTCTTGATAATGATGCTTTCAACATCTTCCTATATGAGTGTCTTGATGAAGCTGCACACCAGGTAGAAGGTGAGGACAGTAACTTTGATATGCGACAGGCTTCAAAGAAGCTATGGGGTGACCCACAGGCTATTGACCCACTTGGTAGAAATGGCCTATATGCAAAATATAGAACTGAACATCCAGCTCAAAATGTAAAAGCAACAGCACACTACGGAGGTAAACCACGTTACAACAATAGTTTAAGAGGATACTAATATGAAGAATTTCAGCCTTACAACAGAAGTACTTGCATACGTTACAGGTGAAGATGCAACAAACACGGATGCACGTAATCTTGTGGCTGGTTCTCGTAATGTATTAATTGACCGACAACGTAAGGTAGTGACTCGAAATGGAAATACTCGACTTGGAGTAGCAAACGAAACTATAGCTCCTACTCGAAATGGAGTAACATGGAATACCTCAACAGGTACTGAATTGATGATGAGAACTCCAAATACTACTTTGCAGGTCTGGCTAGAAACTATTGATGGTGTAGATGTTAATACTTGGACAGACGTACTTACAGGCATTAGTACAGCAGTAATTCCACGGTTTACTGCTATCTATGATGATGATGAAGCAATAGACCTTCTTCAGTTTGTTCTTGGTGATACAAGTCAGTATGAATGGAGTGGGGCAGTAGCTACATTAGCTTCTGCAACAACAAACACAATTACAAAGAATGGTACTTCTACATGGGCTGAAAACAGGTTCTATTCAAGTGCAAATAAGATAGTGATTATTAATGGTACTGAGTATACATATACAGGAGGTGAGACTACTACAACACTTACTGGGGTAACTCCAGACCCTTCAGGGGAAGCTGCTAACTCTGTAGTAGTACAGAAAGTAAAGACCCATACAAACACCCCTGCTTCTGGTAGAAAAAATCACTATATTGGGCAATACCAAAACCACGTACTTGTTGGTTCTGATAATGATGACTTGGTATATGGTTCAAATAGTGATAATCATATTAGTTACTCACAATCTTCTCCACGTATTCCAGGAGAAGGGTTCCTACTTACACTTGACGGTAATGGAACAGGCTTTGGGACTCTATCAGAACGGCTTATTATATTTTCAGGTAAAAGTGCAGCATACTCTGGTGAGTTCTTTGAAATCACCATAGGTTCAACTCTTACTGAAACATTAAAGGTGAAGAAGTATCAAGTAGGTGAACTACAAGGATGTCAAAGTCCAGAAACGATTGTATCTAATGGTGATTCACTCATATACCTATCTTATGAACCTGCTGTACGCGAAATAACGAGTTTAGAGCAGATTGCTGGTGGTTCTAGCCCACGTACACTTTCTAACCCTATAAAGCCTGATATGGACGCTGAAGACTGGTCTAACGCATGTGCAGTCTGGTATAAGAACGCATATTATCTATCTGCACCAACAAACGGAAGGGTATATATCCTGGAGTTTGTAGAAGATGCAGACGGAAAACTACGTAGATTTTGGCAAGCTCCACAGACTATGTTTATCCGACCTATGACTCCATATAAAGGTAAACTCTATGGTCATTCCTCAGTAGTGCCAGAGTCATACTATATGTTTGACCCTGATGCTTTCTCAGATATTAATTCCTCAGATGAAAAGACAGCTATACATTGTGTAGCAAAGTTTGCATATCAAAACATGGGGAAACGTGCTGCACTTAAAAACTTTGATGAATACTTTGTTGAGGGAGAAATAAGTCCTGCAACAACACTTAGCTCAATTATTAATTATGGATTTGGAGGTTCTATCCAGTCAGTTGAAGAATTGATTGATGGTGGAGACTTTAATATCCTAGAAGAAACACTTGAAAATGTATCTCTTGCACAGCAACCATTAGGAGCTAGTCCATTAGGCGGTGCTATTACTGCCCCAGAAAGCACTTCTAAGTTCCATGCTATTATAGAGTTAGCAAAGGAAGATTTCTTTGAAATGCAAGCGGTGTTTGAAACAGATGATATAGACAAATACTGGGCAATACTCGCTCATGGACCAAATGCACAAATGTCAGTGCGACAACCTAACCTAAACAAAATATGAAATTAAAGACAAAAATTATTACTGGTGTAGTAGTCTTATTAGCTATTGTCGTATCTGGATTTACTGCATTTCAAACAGATTCTATTGGGGGAGCAGTACAACCTATTGCTGGACAGACCTATACCCTTGCAGGTTCAGGTATGTCTTCTACCGCAACATCTTTTACTCTGACATCTTTTACAATCCCACAGAATGGGTACTCAATTACTGATTCTGATGTGTCAGATACTTTTTATCTCACATTAGAACCTGGCAACAGAACACGACAAGAAATTGTCTCCTGTACTACAGTAGTTCAGAACGCAGGTGGAACTGCAACTCTTTCAGGATGTACAAGAGGGCTTTCTCCAGTAACTCCTTACACAGAAGATTCAACACTTAAATTTGCTCACTCAGGGGGTACTTCAGTAATTCTTTCAGACCCACCACAACTTTTTGAACAATACGCAGCAAAAGATAATGACCAGACCATTACAGGTGCATGGTCAGTTCCTACTCCACTTGCAGCTACGCAAGTTGCTTCAAAAGGATATGTAGATGGTGTGGTAAATGGTGGTGATATAAC